CCTACAACAGCACCATGTCTAAAAGTAGGAGGTGATCCACCTAATGCAGCAAAGTCAGATGATGTTCCCATAGTCCAGGCTTGAGGAGCTTGATTGCCATTAAAAGCAATAACTGTTTCACCAAACTTTATAAAATCCCAATAGTTATTACTAGCTGTGCTAAATGTAGTGCCACCACTTTCATCAACAAATGAGTTAGCAGTTAGTTTGTATAATTTAGTAGCATCACCTGCAAATATAAATACATTACCACTATCATCTTTAAATGTAGCAGCTCCTTGGCATCTTGCAGTCAAAGCATTACCACTGGATGTTTGAATACTTTTCCAAGGCCTGTAACTATTTACAGCAGGATATACATTTT